AGCCTCACTGAGCTCGCCCGCACGCTGGCAGCCGGGTACGCGGCCGAGAATGCCTCGACGCGGCGGACGCCGGTGACGCTCGCTTCATTCTCCCGCGGCAGCGCGACGTGATCGGACGTCTCCGCACAGCGTGGCGTGCCGTTCGCGGCTATGCCGCGGCACAGGATCTGCGCGCTTCGGCGCAGTGGGCGCCATCGGGCGGCAGTGCGAATGCGGATGTCGGAGCCGCGGCCTCGACGGTTGCACGACGGGCGCGCGACGCCGTGCGCAACGATCCCTACGCCGCGCGCATCGTCGATCTCTGGACCGGCAACGCGGTCGGCGCCGGTATCACTACCCGCTGGCCCGATGCTGCGCATGCCGATGCCTGGCGCGCTTGGGCAGACAGCACCGCCTGCGATGCTGAGGGCAAGCTCGACCTTTTTGGGCTGCAGGCGCTGGTCATGCGGGCCGTGGTCGAGAGCGGCGAGTGCTTCGTGCGGATGCTGCCGACCGAGCCGTCGTCCGCGAACCCCCTTGGCTTGCGCTTGCAGGTGCTGGAGAGCGACCACCTCGACACAGCCCGCACGGGGATGATCGATGGCGCCCCGACGCTGCAGGGCATCGCGCTCGGCGAGGCCGGCGAGCCGGTGGGGTACTGGCTGCACCGCGTGCATCCGGGCGCGTCGTGGCTGCTGCCACGTGGAGCGACCTGGCTCAGCAGCGAGCGCATCCCCGCGCGCGATGTGCTGCACGTCTATCGCAAGCGGCGGCCAGGCCAGCTGCGGGACGTCTCCTGGCTGGCGCCGGTGCTGACGCGGCTGCGTGACCTCGGCGACTACGAGGGCGCGCTGCTGATGAAGGCGAAAATCGAAGCGTGCCTCGCCGCCGTCGTCTCGGAGGACGGCGACGAGGCGCTGACAGGCGCTGCGGCGAGCCTGCTGAAGGACGCGCAGGGCCACACGGTCGAGGCCTTCGAGCCGGGGATGATCCTCTACCGACGCGGCACGGGATCAGTGGAGGTCGTGAACCCCTCCGGTGGCGGATCGCATGCCGCCTTCGCGCGGCGCGCGCTCGAGGCAGCCACGGTCGGCGCCGGGCTCACTTACGACCAGGTCTCGGGGGACCTGACCCAGGCGAACTACTCCTCGCTGCGAGCCGGCAAGATCGAGTTCCGTCGTCTGTGCGAGCAGGTGCAGTACGGCATGCTGATCCCGATGCTGGTGCGGCCGATCGCCGAGCACTTCCACGCCCAGGGGTCGATGCTCGGGCTATGGCCCGCGGAGATGCCGGACGGCGTCAGCCACGTGCCGCCGGCGCACGAGATGATCGACCCCCTGAAGGACACGACCGCGCTGATCGCGCAGGTGCGCGCCGGCTTCGTGCCACAGCCGGAAGCGGCTGGCTCCTTCGGCTACGACTTCCGCCAGGTGGTCGAGATGATCCGCGAGGCGAACGCGCTGCTCGACGAGGCGGGTGTCGCGCTGGACACCGATCCGCGCCGCGTCGCCAAGAGCGGCTCGGCACAGGATGCCGCGCAGATGGCAGCGATCGAGATCGCGGCGACGGGGGCGGCGTTGGACACCGCCACACCCCGGCGACCCTCCTCGTCTCCAGCACAGGACTGAGCATGGACGAACCGAACGAGCCGGGCAGCGGTGACGCTGCGCCGGAGGCCCCTGTTACGCCACTCGTCGCGCATCGCGCCCTGGCTTCGCCCGCCACCGTCGATCGCGGTGCGCGGACGGTCGAGGTCGTGTGGAGCACTGGAGCTCGCGCGCGCAACATCGTCGGCAGCCTCGGCGTGATCACCGAGGAGCTCGAGATGACGCCGGCCGCGGTGCGCATGGACGCGCTGCGCTCCGGTCGTGCTCCCGTGCTGGATACCCATCGCCGTGGCGGCGCGCGCGACGTGCTTGGCCGGGTGGTCGCAGCGCGCCTCGAGGCGGGTCGCGGCTACGCCACGCTGCAGTTCAGCACTGCCGCCGACGTCGAACCGGTCTGGCAACGGATCGCCGACGGCACGCTGCGCTCGGTCAGCGTCGGTTACCGCGTCCATCGCTACGAGCAGCGCACCGACGCCACCACCGCGGAGACCATCCATCGCGCGATGGATTGGGAACCGTTCGAGATCTCCGTCGTGCCTCTGCCGGTCGATCCGGCTGCTGCCGTTCGCGGTGAGGGTGACCAGGGCGCCCCGACCACCGCCATGGGGCGTGGCCCTGGGAGGGCGCCCCGCCCCGCCACCGAACCCGCCCTGATCGAGGACCCCATCATGCCCGAGACGACTCCCCCGGAGGCGGCCGCGCCGCCGGCCGCCACCACCGTCACGCAGGAGCCGAGCACGCCGGCCCCGGCACAGCTGGCGCCTGAGCCGACGCGCGCGGCGTCCATCGACGCCGCCGTCGAGGCCACCCGTGCCGAGCGCAGCCGCATCGCTGGCATCGACAGCGCCATCGAGGCGGCCCGCGCCCTGCTGCCGGCCGAGCGCATCGCCGCCGTCCGCGCCGATGCGGTCGAGCGTGGCTGGTCCCCCGACGACACCCGGCGCGCCCTGTTCGACGCGCTGGTGCGCCACGCGGTGCGGCCGTCCGTCCCCGCAAACCCGGCATCGCACGCAGCACCACCGCGCACTGAGATCCTCGACGCCATGGCGGAGGCGATCGCGGTTCGCGCCATGCCGGGCTACCAGCCCGCGGGCAATGGCCGGCACGTCGAGTTCATGGGTTGGCGCCCCTCCGACATGGTGCGCGAGCTGCTCACCCTGCACGGCGACACCGCCGTGCCACGCGACCCGGTCCGCCTCGCCGAGCGTGCTTTCCACACCACCAGCGACTTCCCCCTTCTGCTCTCGGCTGCGGCGAACAAGATGCTGCTCGCAGCCTATCAGCCGGCTGCGCCGACCTATCGGCAGATCTTCCTCCGCCGCGACTTCCGCGACTTCAAGCCGCACCGTCACCTCCGCGTCGGCGACTTCCCCACCCTGATGCCGCTCCTGGAGAACGGCGAGATCCAGGCCGGGACGATGAGCGAGAGCCAGGAGATCGTGCTCCTGCAGACCTTCGCTCGCCGCATCCGCGTCACGCGGCAGATGCTGGTCAACGACGACCTCGGCGCCTTCACCGACTTCGCCTCCATGATCGGCCGACGCGTCGCCGACTTCGAGAATGCGACGGCCTATGCGCTCGTGAACCTGGCGAACGGCGACGGCCCGACGCTGACCACCGGCAACGCACCGGTCTTCGCCACCGGTGCGACGCGCGCCAACAAGGCGGCGACCGGCACCGTACTCAACGAGGACAACATCGGCGCCGGCCGCACCGCCATCATGCGCCAGCGCTCGCTCGACGGGCTGCCGATCTCGCTTGGCCGCAGCATGCGCGTGCTGGTGGGGCCGGGGCTCGAGCTCCCTGCGCTGAGGCTGACCACCTCGATCACCCCTTCGAACTCCGGCAGCGTGAACCCCTATGTCGGGCTGCTGCAGCCGGTGGTGGAGCCGCTGATCCCGAACAATCGCTGGTACCTGTTCGCCGAGCCGCCGACCACGCCGGTCTTCGTCTACGGCTACCTCAATGGCGCCGAGGGACCACAGGTGACGACGGGGCCCGTCTCCGGGGTCGATGGCGTCGAGGTCAGCGTCCTCTTCGACTTCGGCGTCGGCGCCATCGACTGGCGGGGCGCCTGGTTCAATCCGGGAACCTGATCTCCGTCGAACCGCTCCCTCATCCCCCATGCAGGAGCCGCCCAGCCATCCGGCTGATGGCGGCTTCTGCGCGTCTGGAGAACAATGATGCGTACCTTCATCCAGCCGGGCGACAGCCTGGCCGTTGCCGTTCCCTATGCGGGCGGCGTCACTTCCGGCCAGGGCGTCCTCGTCGGCGCGCTGTTCGGCATCGCAGCCGTCGATGGCGCGCAGAACGCGCTGATCGAGATCGCGACCAAGGGCGTCTTCGACATCGCCAAGGAGCCGTCACTGGCGATCACCGCTGGCGCGCGGGTTTTCTGGGACAACACCAATCGCCGCATCACCACGACGGTCACCGGCAACTTCCAGGTGGGGCTTGCTGTGAACGCGGCGCTCGCAGCGGATGCGACCGCGCGAGTGGTGCTGCTGCGCGTGCCAGCCTCGGGGGCGTGACCGCCTTCGACGCCGCGCTCGCCGTGCTGGCCGCCGACCCGAATCTCGGGACCGACGCCACATGGCAGCGCGGCGCGGGGCCGGTGGTGCTGCTCCGCGTGCTCCGGTCCGCGCCCGACCAGTTCCGCGACGCCTTCGCCACGACGCTGATCCAGGCCACCGACGTGCTGACCGTCGCGGTCGACGTGCTGCCCACGATCGAGCCCGGCGACGTGTTCACCCTCGGCGCCGACATCCTCACCGTCCAGCACGCCGAGCGCGATGCCGCCAGCGTCGCCTGGCGCGTCCTCTGCCAGCGATAGGAGGCGGCCTTGAGCACCAAATGGATGATGCTGCTCGACCTCGCCCTTGGCGTTGCGGCGGGCCTGGCGGGCGGCTTCGTCCGCTGGAACCACCCGGAGCGGCGGCGTTTCGGCTGGTGCCTGGTCTGGGAGGTGCCCTCGGCGGCGCTGCTGGGCAGCGCCGGCTACGCGCTGGGCGGGCTGCTCGAGTTCAACGAATACGGGCGGTTCCTCTTCGCCTTCGTGTTCGGCTACCTGGGGCAGGCCGCGCTGCATGATCTCGCCGTCGCGGTCATCCGCTATCGCATTGGCCATCCGCCGCGGGATCCGCGAACGTGAGGCTCGCCGCCATCGTTGGCGACCTGCGGCAGGTGCTCGCCGCAGAGGTGCGCGCCGGCGAGCGCGCCGCCATCTCGGCCGTGCGCGCCGAGACGGACCAGGTGAAGGCCGAGCTGCGCAAGCAGGTGACCGCCAGCCTCGGCGGCAACGCCCGCGGCGTCGCCAATGCCTGGCGGTCGCAGGTGTTCCCGCGCGCGGGGCAGTCCCTGCGACCGGCGGGGTTCGTGTTCACCAAGGTGCCGGCCATCATCGACGCCTTCGAGCGCGGCGTCTCTATCCGGCCGAAGGGAGGGCGAAGGTTCCTTGCGATTCCTACCGGCTTCAACCGCCAGGGCGGACGGCGCGGCGCCAAGCCCCGCGTCACCCCGCAGCAGATGGTCGCCTCGGGCCAGGGGTTCCTCCGTCCCTTCAAGTCCGGCCGCGGCTTCGTCTGGTGCCTGCCGGTGCGGCAAGGCCAGCGCACGGGCCGCGGACGCGCGCCGCTGATCGCGGGCGGCATCGCGGCGGTGGCGACGGCGCGTCGGAAGGGCGCGGCGGCCTGGCAGCAATCGCTGCTCGCCCAGGGCTTCGTGCCGATGTTCCTCCTGCTGCCCCAGGTGACGCTCGCCAAGCGCCTCGACGTGAAGGGCGCCGCGGAACGGGGACTGCGTCGCCTGCCGGGACGCTTCGTGGCAGCCTGGGAGCGCGAGAGCGGGAGGACCGCATGAGCATGCGCGAGGCCGCCATTGCGGCGCTGCACTCCATCCTGATGTCGGCGCTCGCAGCGCGCAGCCCGCCGCCGCAGGTGCTCCGAACGGCGAGACGGTGGAGGAGACGGCGATCCTGTCGCCACTGTCCTGGGCCATCGAGCACCGGGCGGAGATCGAGGTCGCCGTCACCGGCGCGACGCCGGCCGCGCGGAATGCGCTGCTCGACGCGCTGCTCGTGGACATTAGCGCGGCGATCCTCGCCGACCGCACCCTCGGCGGCGCGGTCGAGTGGTCGCAGCCCGGCGCGCCGGAGTTTCAGGACGCCGAGTTCGAAGGTGCGGCCGCCGCCCGCGCCGCCCTGGTCCCGGTCACGCTGTCCTTCACCGTCGCCGGCTCGCCGCTGGCCTGATCGTCCACCTCCTGCCGCTGGAGACACCTCATGCCGCGTGCCATCGGCGCGAATTGCCGCCTGCTCACCTTCCCCGCAGCCACCTACGGCACCGCGCCAGGCGGCAACTGGCGGCGCATGCCGTTCCTTTCCTGCGACCTCGGCGCCGAGCAGCCGCTGCTCGACGCTGACGTCATCGGCGTCGGCTCCAACCGCGATCCGGCCGCGCCCTTCCTCGACACCGTCACCGTCCAGGGCCAAGCCGTGGTGTCGGTCGACCTCGTCAACATCGGCCACTGGCTGCGCCTGCTGCTCGGCCCGCCCACCACCACCGGCACCAGCCCGAACTTCATCCACACTTTCGCTTCTGGTGTTGGTGCACTGCCCTCTAACAGCGTCGAGATCGGCTATCCCGACGTGCCGAGCTACGACGTCTGCACCGGCGTCCGCGCCGACACGCTGGAAATCGACTTCTCGCCGACCGGCGCCGCCACGGCCGGCTTCGGGCTGATGGGCCAGGGCTCGGTGCGCAGCGGCACGAGCAGCGGCGGAACGCCGACCGCCGCCCCCTACACCGCCTTCCACAAGGCGCAGGGCTCCATCAGCCGCAACGGTTCGCCGCTCGCCCAGGTCACCGGTGCGCGGATGACCTACGCCAACGGCATGGAGATGGTGCGCACCATCCGCGCCGACCGGAAGGTCGAAGGCGTCGATCCCGGCATCGCCCGCGCCACCGGGCAGGTCACGGTCGGTGCGCTTCGCGGACACCACGCTGCTCACCCAAGCGCAGAACGGCACGGCGGCCGAATTCGCGCTGGCCTACACCATCGATGCCAACCGCAGCCTCACCTTCACGCTGCACGAGGTCTATCTCGCGCTGGCCAAGACCCCGATCGAGGGGCCGGCCGGCGTGGAGGCCAGCTTCGAATTCCGCGCCGCGTTCAATACCACGGCAACGCGGATGATGACCGTCGTGCTGCGGAACCAGCAGGCAGGGACGGAGTACGCCTAACTGCGTCTCAGCGCGTCCTGCAGATACGCCTCTGCAGCGGTGTGGCATTCCTCTACGAACTTCAATCCGCTATCTCTGACAATGTAGTATCCGAGGCCAGCCGACACGATCATGCCGAGGATCGGGATATACCTTGCGAACTGCTGAGCGGCGACCCGGCCTCCAACAGAACGAAGTAACGACATAGCGCCATCAGTTGCAAGCATGCCTACCAGACTTCTGGCGCTAAGCACCCAAGTTGGCTGATCGCCTAGTACTTTTACTTTTGCAATTTCGTCAATGCCGTAAGCGGTCGAGATGCGATCAAGCATCTTGACGACGTTTGCTATGTCCACCCCGATGTTGAGGCCCGGGACAGGATTGACTCCGTTTGCAGCGGCGATCAGGGCGTGCCACGTCACCATATCCTCGACTGCACTACGTTTTTTTTTGAGGAATGTGCCGGTAAACGCTTGGAAGTCGCGATGGATGATTTCCGCCTTCGCTTTGCCGGCATCCCGAGCCGAGGCTTCAATAGCGCTAGTCAGCCTCGCGAGCCTTTCGCGATATTTGGGATAATGCGCCTGCGAGCTTACGAAGAATATCTGAGCATCATATTTGATTAGCTTACGTAGATCGGCAGAAATCTCTTCCTCCAAAGCATCGGGTGTTTTTTCTTCGTTTGTGTCGTAAATATTGTCACATTTTGTTCTAACGAATAGAATTGGTTTTCCTGTGCGCTTAAGTTCTTCGTATACGGACAGATCTTCCTCGAGAAACTTGCTGTCCGCGCACCACAAAAACATATCGAAAGATTTGATTTCAAATTCCTCCATAACTTTCTGGAGGCTAAACTTGCTTGTTCCGTAACCCGGCAAATCCACAAAGACGACCTGGTTCCACTCATGTTTCTCAGGCTTCTGCGTTTCGTCAGTCTTGGGCCCCACCGCGCAGACTTTGCGGCCGATAAGCTTATTAATCAGCGAGCTTTTTCCAGCGCCGCCGCGGCCGACAAGCGCAATCGTTACACGCTCGCGCTCACGCTCCTCGACAATGGCGCGTGCAAAACGCGCTGCGTCTTGCATCGAAATCGAAGTGGTCTCGTCGGCGACGCTGCGGCTCATGAGCTAACCCCCCGCACGAGAACGCTACCGAATCCAATCCTCTTCCGCAACCACAGTTTGCCCGTGAGGGATCCTGCGCTTATCCTCGACCTCCCGGCCGAGCCGTACTGGCTCGACCTGCCGCGCAGCGTTCGCGTCGAGATCCGGCCCGTGACGACCGCCGTCATGGCGGCCGGCCAAGCCGCCGCCGCACGCCGCCTCGCCGCGATCCGCATCGCCGAACCGGACCTCGACCCCGACATGGCCCGCGGCCTCGCCTTCGCGTTCCTCGTGAAAGCCCTCGCCCGCCACGCCGTCACCGCCTGGGACGGTGTCGGTGATGCCGGTGGCAATCCGCTTCCGCTCTCGCCCGAGGCGGTCGAGCGGCTGATGGATCTCGACGACATCGCTGCTGCGTTCTGGGATCGCGCAACGGCGCCCGTGGCTGCCGTGGCCATCGAGGGAAACGGCTGAGGGCTCGCGCTGCATGGACGTGCGGTGACGGGCCCAGCTACTGCCACGGCTGCGTTGCCATCGGACGCGACTGCGGGCTTGCGTGTCCCGACCGCGCCAACGCGCCGACGAACATCGAGGGCGCCACCGCGTGGTCAGCCGCGATGGCGTGCTGCACCTCGCGGGATGGCGTGCTGGCCGTCGACGTGCCTGCCGCCGTCACCCTCGCGCACACGCTGGACAACACCCTCCCTGCCTGGGCGACGCTGGCGCTGATCACCGCAATCGCGGAGGGCGTCGCCGACGCCGCAGCGAAGCGCACGCGCAACGACTGAGCGTCCTCTACGCGGCGTGCTTCTCCAGCCACTCGCGCACAGCGTCGTTCAGGCGCGTCTGCCAGCCGGGGCCGGTCGCACGGAGCTTCTCCAGCAGTTCGGGATCCAGGCGGATCGTCACCTGCTGCTTTGCTGCGGCCGATCGCGGCCGGCCGCGGCCGCGGCGCACCAGCGCGTCACCCACATACACATCCGCCCGCTGGAAATGCTCGGGCGTCAGCTCAGGCGCGTCATCCGGATCAACCCAGGGCTTGGCGCCAGAGGGCTTCTTCTTTGGCATGGGCGTGCCTCATCGAGATGATGCGCCGGGCAGTCCCTCGTGGCGTCCACACCATCACCACGAGCCGGCCATCCAGGAAGCCGGCGGTGATGAACCGTGCCTCGCCGTAGTCACGGCGATCGTCAGGCACGACGGTGTGGATGCCCGCGAAGACCTTCGCGGCATCCGCGAAATCAAGCCCCCGCTCAGCGAGCGTTCGCTCACGCTTGGCTGGGTCGAAGGTGATCCGCACGGGATAACTGTAGTGCCGAAAAATCGGCGCCGCAATATCCGTCACGACATAAAATAGCCCCTCATTCCCGGAGCCGCCATGGCCGATGCGACGCGCCGTGTTTCCGTCCGGCTGTCGGTCGATGGCGCGCAAGCTGCGAAGAGCGAGCTGCGTGGCTTTGGCGAGGCGGGCAACCGGTCGCTGGCGCAGGTTGTCACTGGCGCTCAGGCGGCGAGCACCGCGCTGCGGCTGCTCGGGCCAGTCATCGGGGCCCTCTCGGCGGGAGGCCTCGTCGCCTTCGCCCGTAGCGCGTTGGACACGATCGGCGGGCTTGGCGAGCTTGCTGACCAGGCAGGGATCAGCACCGACGCGCTGCAGGCGTTCCAGTTCGCCGCAACGCAGACCGGGATCTCCGCTGAGGAGCTGCAGCGCGGGATCCAAGCGCTCACGCGGCGCATCGCCGACGCGGCCGAGGGCCAGGGCGATGCGGCGAACCAGCTGCGCCGCCTCGGCATCGCGTTCCTCGATGCGTCGGGGAACATCCGTCCAACCGAGACGGTGCTCGCGGACGTCGCGGATGCGGTGGCACGCGTCGAGGACCCCGCCCAGCGGGCAGCGATCGCCACCGCGGTGTTCGGCGACCGGCTGGGGCAGCGGCTGGTGCCGTTCCTCGCGCCGGGCCGTGCCGGGCTGCAGGAGGTCATCGAGCGCGCGATCGCGTTTGGGGCGGTCGCGGATGCTGAGCTGATCGCCAAGGCTGACGAAGCCGCTGATCGCGTGGCCGCCCTCTCCTCTGCACTCGGATCCTTGGCCCGCGCCTCATTGGCGCAGGTCGCACCTGCCGTCACGGCGGCAGCCCAGGCGATCGAGCGGCTGATCCAGGGACCGAGCCTGCGCGCACAGCGTGAGGCGTTGGCGGGCGAGGTCGAGCGCATCGCGGCGGAGTTGCGGGAGGCCGAAGCACGTGCGGCTGGCGCTCGCAAGCGCGCAGACGCGGAGCAATTCGGCGATCGCGTGCGGCAGCTGCGCGAGCAGCTGGCGACGACGCAGGCGCTGCTCGGCCAGGTCGAGGCGCAGACGGAGGCCGTGGGCGCACGGGCGCAGCGCGTGCTGAACCCGGAGCGATCCGCCGCGCCGCCGCAGCGGCCGGTTCTTCCGATCGCTGGTGGGAGCCAAGCGTCCGAGCTGACCCGCACGCTGGAGCGGCTGCGCGCCGAGGCACTGCGGCAGGAGAACCGCGCTACCGAAGAGGCGCTGCGCGAGCGCGAGCGGCTGCTGCAGGCCTCGCTGACACCGGTGGAACGCTATCAGCAGCGGATCGAGGCGCTGGTAACACTCACGGCCCGGCTGCAGGCACTCGGCAATCCATTGCCTGAGCGTGCCGTCATCGCCGAGCAGGAAGCGGCCCTCGCCGCGTTCAATGCCGAGCTTGCGCGCACGGGCGAGACCAACCGCGTGCTGCAGGACGCCGCGCAGGATCTAGGTCTCACGTTCTCCTCGGCCTTTGAGGACGCGATCGTGCGCGGGCGGCGTCTCTCGGAGGTGCTGCAGGGCCTTGCTCAGGACATCGCGCGCATCATCGTGCGGCGGTCCATCACCGAGCCGCTCGGCGGCGCGCTCTCCCGCGTGATCGGCGGCATCAACTTCAGCGGGCTGTTCGGCGGCGGTGGCAGCAGCCCGCCCGGCACCTATTATGGCGTGCCGTTCTCTGCGGTGCCGAACGCGCGCGGCAACGTTTTTGCGGACGGGCGGATCATCCCTTTCGCAGCAGGAGGCATCGTCACCGGTCCGGTGTTGTTCCCGATGCGCAGCGGGATGGGCCTGATGGGCGAGGCAGGACCGGAGGCGATCCTGCCGCTGGCGCGTGACCGATCGGGCTCTCTCGGCGTGCGGACCTCGGGGAACGGCGGCCCGGTCATCACCCAGAGCTTCACCATCGATGCGCGCGGCGCTGATGCGGGCAGCGAGGCGCGGCTGCGCGCGCTGATCCCGCAGATCGTCGCCGCAGCCCGCGACGGCACGCTCGATGCCATCCGCCGCGGTGGCTACGCCTTCCGCACCGCGCGAGGCTGACCGTGCCGGAAACCCTCGACTGGCCGCCGGACCTTCTCCCCTCCGAGTGCGCCTTCTACCTGCGCGCCAACACCACGCTGCTGGAAAGCCCGATCACGTCTGTGGCGCAGGCAATCGGTCGGCCTGGTGCGCGGTGGGTCTGCGAGATCACGCTTGATCCCCTGAGCCCGTCACAAGCCAGTCGGCTCGACGCACTGCTGGCACGGCTGGCTGGGCCGTTGAACCGCATCCGCCTCTGGGACTTCCGTCGACCCCGGCCGCGGGGGCCGGCAGGCGCCTACGGCTCGCCACCGGTCGGCAGCTTCGCTTGGACCCCGTCCCCCTCTTGGGCCGATGGCACGGTCTGGCTGGATGGCGTGCAGGCGGCGTCTCCTTCCTTGCGTCTGGATGCCTCCCGTGGTGCCACGACCTTGGCCACATGGGGATGGGCGGCGAACGCCGTGCCCCTGCTGGCCGGCGACTATCTCGGCCTCCTGGGACGCGCCTACATGGTCGTGGAAGACGCCCCCAATGCCGGGCCTCTCGGCCGCGCCGTGCTGCGCGTAGCCCCCAGCCTGCGTGATGACGTGCCAGCCGGCACGCCGCTGATGCTGGAGCGCCCCTCTGCCCCCTTCCGCCTCGCAGACAACGACCAGGCGGCCAACCGCACCCGGCCAGGGCCGTTCGCGTCCTACGCGCTGCGCTTCCTGGAGGATCTCACCTGATGCGTCCGGCAGCTGAGCCAGCACGCATAGCGTCACAGAGCAGCGAACCGCTGGTGGCGCTGCTTGCCGAGCTGGACTTCGCCTCGGGCCTCGCGCGGGCCTGGACCGGCGTGGGCCCGCTGCGCTGGGGCGAGCGCGTTTTCCTAGGCACCGGCGACCTGATCAACATTGGCACGATCGAGGAGACGATCGAGGCGCGCTCGTCCGGCATCACGTTGACCCTCTCGGCGGCGGCGATGGGTGAGCAGGCTTCGATGATCCTTGAGGCAGCGCTGGCGGAGGCAAACTCGTTCCAGGGTCGCCCGGTGCGGCTGTGGCTGGCGCTGCTGGCCGATCACGCGACGCTGCTGGCTGATCCCGTGCCACTGGCCGAACTCCGCATGGACACCATGGCCATCGTCGATGGACGCGATGCACGGATCACGCTGACGGCCGAGGGAGAGCTTGGCGATCTCGATCGGCCACGCGTGCGGCGCTACACCAACGAAGACCAGCAGTCGGAGTTCCCTGGCGATCGCGGTTTTGAATATGTGCCGTCGGTGCAGGAGCTGAACTTCAAATGGGGGCCGTCATGAACGGGCGGCTCCCTGATTGGGAAACGCGCCTTGCGGCACTCATGGCCGCCGCGCGGCATCGTCCGTTCGAGATCGCGGTGCATGACTGCGGCACCTTCGCCGCGGATGCAGTCGCGGCGGTGACGGGCGTCGATCCGCTGGCATCGCTGCGGCAGCGGTATCGCGACGAAGCCGCCCAACCCGGCTTTGCAGGCTGGTCAGCGGTGGCGATCCTGCGCGCGCTGGCCGTCAAGCATGGCTGGGTGCGCGTAGTGTGGCGGCTGGCTTCGCGCGGCGACCTAGCGCTGGTGCGCGGTGCTGACGACGCCGCCTGTGCAGCGGTCGTTGATCTCTCCGGACGGCGTCTTGTGGCACCTGGCCCTGCCGGGCTTGTCGCTTTCCCGCTCGACCGCGCCTCGGCCTGCTGGCGCATCGGCTGATGCCAGCCGCGATCTTCGCCGTCGCCGCCGCGGTTGCCGGCGGCGCCGCTGCGGCTGCTGTCGGTGGTGGGATCCTTGGCGCCGTCATCGGTGGCGTGGTCACTGCTGGGCTCAGCCTGCTCGGCAGCGCCATCTTTCCAGCGCCCAAGCCGAAGGCGCGCGAGCTCGACCTGCCCGGCGGCGGCCGGACAGAGATGGTGCGCGAGCCGATCCGCGCGCATGCGATCCTGTACGGCCGCGTGCGAGTCAGCGGCACCATCGTGTTCCTGCACACCAAGACGGACAATCTTGGTCGGGCGGACGGCTTCCTCTACTTGGCGGTGGTGCTCGCCGGGCACCGCATCGACGGCGTCGAAGACATCTTCCTCGACAACGCCCCCCTCACCGACGCCAAGTTCGCCGGCATCGCGCGGGTGACACCGTGGCTCGGCACGGACAGCCAGATCGCCGATCCGGATTGGCTGGCCGAGATCCCCGAGCGTTGGACCGCCGATCACCGTCTGCGCGGCCGCGCCTGGCTGGCCTGCCGCTTCCGCTGGGATGCCACCGCCTTCCGCACTGGCGTGCCGAAGGTGACGGCGGTGGTGCGTGGCCGGCAGGTGTTCGACCCCCGCACCGGCCGCGTGGCCTGGTCGGCCAACAGCGCGCTCTGCGCCGCCGACTGGCTCACGAGCTACCGCGGCATTTCGCGCGAACGGATCAACCTGGTCGACTGGATCGCGGCGGCGAATCTCTGCGACGAGGCGGTGCCGCTGCGGGCCGGCGGCAGCGAGCGTCGCTACGAGACCCATGGCACGCTGGCGACCGACGACGATCCTCGCGTTGTGCTGCCGAAGCTCGCCGCTCCGATGGCGGGCGCCATCGTCAACAGCGCGGGCCTGTGGAGCATCTTTGCCGGGTCATGGTCGGAGCCGGTACAGACGCTCACCGTGGATGATCTCCGCGCTGACGTAACGCTGAACACGCGGCGGCAGCGGCGGGATCTCTTCAACGGCGTTCGCGCCACCTTCGTGAACCCGCGGGCCGACTGGCAGCCCGTCGATGCGCCGCCGCTGCGCGATGCTCGCTTCCTCGCCGAGGACGGCGGCGTCGAGCAGGACTCCGCGCTTGAGATGCCGTTCACCACCTCGCCAGCCGCCGTGCAGCGGCTGATGGCGATCGCGCTGGAGCGGAACCGTCGCCAGCGCAGCGTGCGCTTCCCCGCCAAGCTTTCCGCGCTGGCGCTGCGGCCGTGGGACGTGACGGCCGTCAATCTCGGCAGGTTGGGATCGTTCAACGCGCGGATCACGTCCTGGTCCTTCTCGGCCGAGGGTGGGATCGATCTCGTCCTGGAGGAGGAGGACGCGTCCTGCTGGGCGTGGGATGCGGCGCGCGAGGTGCCGATGGCCGATGCGCCGGAGGTGAGCTTCGGCGGCTCGCTGGTGCCGGCGCCGTCGGAGCTGAACATCACCCCGCCTACAGCGCCGGTCTTCACAAGCCTCTCGCTCACCTGGGCGCAGGTCACCGCCGTCACCGTGCAGGACTACGAGGTGCAGCACCGCCCTGCGGGCGGAGGCGAGTGGGCCAGCACGATCCGGACGGTGACGA